TACTTTTCATCTAATGGAATATGAACTCCACCAAAATCTGCTTTTACTCTATCAATATATACATACCAACCATATTGCTCATTATTTCTTTTTAATGGTTTTATATATTTTTCAATATTGTCGTCTATATTTTTTATATTTTTAAACCTATCATATTTTTTATCTTTATAATAATTTGATACACCATTAGATAAACGTTTTTTACTTTCATCACTATGAGTAAACACACTACCACCATTTTTAAGGTTATAACCATTAGGAAATAAACTATTTAATTCTTTTATGTAGTATGTTTCTCTTTCATCAGAATTTGATATTTCACAACATTCAATTATTTCAACCACAAAATTTGTAACACCATATTTTCTGATGGCATTATTTAAATAATGTGATTGATTTTTCTTTGTTGAGAATGCTTCTGATATGTGACATCTAAATCTTCCTTCGTGTCCATATGGTCTGTATCTTTTATGGTTTAATATATGAGAAACTGCTTGTCCTACATATATCTTATTATTTGATAGGTTAATTATTTTATATATTTCGCAATATCTTTCGGTTGGATTGTCTAAAATTTTCTTTGATAGTTCTAAATGTTTTGATAGTTCCATTATTTATATATCTATATTTTTTTATTTTTAAGTGCTTTTTAAATTAGAATCATTTGACTATGGGGTAACACGCTTTTAGCGCCCCATGTTTTCGACAGAGAGTTTATCGAAATCGGCATTGTATGGTTTTGTGTCAGCGACGTTCATCCTGAACGTATCTCCGCGCTTCATAATGCGCGCAATGTGACACATCATACTCATTCTGTGTAAAGTAGGTTGTCTGTTAAATAAGATAGCGTCGCCGTCCATCATGTGACGATGAACGATGTCGCCCTCTTCTAAAACAATCGACTTCCGATCCAAATATCTTAACGTAATTGATTCGCCATTCCTTCTTTCAAGAATCTTAGCGCCGGGCCAGTCATCGGGTCCGTTTTGTACCAATTTCGTCAAGAACGCCTTATTTACACGATTTACGCAAACAGGTTTGGTAATGTTCTTCGCTATTTTCATAGGAATACCAAGTTCACGAATTGAGATATTCGGATCCGCAGTGATGACTGAACGCGCACTGAAATCAACACGTTTCGCCATCAAGTTGCCTCTCATTCTGCCGCCCTTGCCATTCAAACGATCTTTAATCGATTTCAATGGTCTGCCAGAGCGTTGAGCGACAGGGTTGGAACCCGGCAACTTATTATCAACCTGACTCGCTACATGGTACTGTAAAACAGTAGTCCAGTCATTGATAACATTTTCAGGCGCATTGTTTTGAATCTTGTCCTGAAGCGTCTTGTTTGTCTTGATAATATTGACAAGAATATGACTCAAGTCATCTTCAGAACGCTGCTGAGCGTCATGCTTCACAGAAGGTCTTACAGCAGGCGGAGGCACCGCTAAAACCTGACAGATCATCCAATCCGGACGCGACCAAATAGGACTGAAACCCATAAATGTCACATCCTCGTCAGAAATGCGCTTAAATATCTTGAGGACCAACTCAGGCGTCAAAGGAATGACAATATTCTCATCACCTTCTTCACTGTTATTCGTCCATTCAGCATACAAGGAAGCAAATCCTTCCTTTCTAATTTTCTTTGGTTGAAGACAACCGCAACCATCCTCGGTGTCCTCACCACATCGTTTAATGTCCTTTGTTAACTCAAACACATATTTCCATCTCGCCTGAGATTGCATTTTTAACGCTTGTTTATATTTTTCTTTTGACACTAATAACTTGCTACACTTGAAACAGACACAACGCAGGATCTTCTGAATTGTAGATAAGTATTGTATATAAAATACTGGGCGCGCCATTTCAATATGTCCAAAATAACCTGGGGTTTGCATATAATCTAAACCATCTGTAGGACAGATTAGACCAGGTTCTAAAACCCCCATTCTGGGGTCAAATAACCCATTGATTACCGGTTTATTATTAATATATGTATCGCGTGTAGTAATTTCTGCTACAGAACCCTTTCGGATTTCTTCGGGCGATAATATACTAAACTGTATGCCGATAATTTTAGAGCAGTTAGTATTTTTCATGTTTCTGGAACTTTGCGACATTCTAATATAATATTATAATTTATATTTAGATTGTTTCAAATCAATTTTATTTTTTTTGTGTAATTAATTACTGAAAAAAATTGATTTAATATTTGTATTTAAAAATATCTTTATAAAGATAAATAGACAGAATGACTCGCGATCAGAATAAAATAGTTAAAAAGGAACAGAATAAGGCATCTAAAAAGAGAGATGAGGCACTTAGACGCAGGAAGAATAATGAGGAGTCATCCGATGATGGCGAACCTAATTCTAGCGATAGTGAATCTGATGAGATGGATCAGCACGAATATAGAAAGTTCTTATCTAAGATGTTTCCATCTAAGCATGCAAAAGATAAGGTCAAGGCGGGTGAGAAGTTAAAGAAGACTTTAAGGAACGACCAAAAGAATGACCAAAAGAAAAAGAATAAGAAGGATGAATCAGAAGAAGATGATGAAGAGGATATTGATGACTCTGAATCGGACTCTGATTATGTACCAAAAAAATCCAAATCTAAGAAAAATAATAAAAAAGGGCAATCGAGTCGTTTGAGACGTAAAGTATATGAAATTGAAGAATCAGAAGAAGAAGATGATGATGACGATATTACTTTAGAATCAGAAGATGAATCTGAAGACTTTGAAACAGAAGAAACAGAAGACGAAGATGACGACGTCGATGAATCAGAAGAAGACGAAGAAGTGAAACCCAAAAGAAGATCAAAGAAGTCAGATAAATTTAACATTGTTTTAACCATTGGCAATGGTGTAAATAGAGAAGAAGAATTAGAGGACGAGTACGCTGAGTTCTTTGATGAAGAAGATTGGGAGACATGTAGCGATGACGACGCTGAAACTGAAAATGAAGATGATCCTATTAGTTCTGATTCAGATTCTGAAGAGGAAGAAGAGGAAGAAGAACTTCCTAAAAAAAAGAAGGGTTCTAATAAGAAGGTTGAGAAAAAAGAAACAAGTAAAAAGGACAAGGTGGTTGATAAAAAGAAGTCAGAAACAGAAAATATTAAATTAGTTACAACAGAAAAGACAACTGACGCCGAAGTTCAAAACAAATTATTAGAAGTGTTAAATGGTCTGAAGGACAGAGGCGAAAATACCTCTCTTGTGAATGAATGTATCAAGGTATGTAATCAAAAGATGGAAGTTGACAAGAAGAAGACCGAGAAGAAACTTCAAAAGGAAAAGGACAGAAATGATCGCATTTTCAAACGCATACTAAGAGACAAAAACACAATGAATGATTTTGAGTTCTTTGAGAAAATGGACGTTGTGAGTCAGAAGAAAATTATTAAGGAATTAAGAGAAATCAATAAACTTACTAGAATTGAAAAACCATATCGTCTGACGTTATTAGAGGCAGATATTCCTGTAGTATTTAAGGGCGCTGCTATGAAGCGCGTTGCATCTTTGCGATATATGGAACCAGGCAGCGGTGAGTATTACAAGATCAAGACATGGGTTGATACATTTATGCGTATTCCTTTCAGTAAGTATCAGAGTCTGCCAATCAGCATTGAAGATGGAGTCGAGAAGTGCCACGATTTTATGGCTGATGCGCAGAAAACATTAGACAACGCGGTTTATGGTCTCAATGACGCAAAGATGCAAATAATGCAGATGCTTGGACAACTCATCACTAACCCCAAGGCGATTGGCACAGCAATTGCGATTCATGGTCCTCCTGGTACTGGCAAAACCAGTCTTGTGAAGGAAGGTATTAGTAAGATCTTGAATCGTCCGTTCTCCTTCATCGCCCTTGGAGGCGCAACTGACAGTAGTTTCTTAGAAGGTCATAGTTACACATATGAGGGATCGTTGTGGGGCAAGATTGTTCAAATCTTAATTGACAGTAAGTGTATGAATCCTGTCATATATTTTGACGAGTTAGACAAAATTAGTGAGACGCCAAAGGGTGAGGAAATTGCAGGAATATTGACACATTTGACGGATACATCACAAAACTCACAATTCCATGACAAGTATTTCGCTGACATTGATTTTGATTTGAGCAAGTGTCTCTTCATATTTAGTTACAACGACGAGTCAAAGGTCAATCCAATTTTGAAGGATCGTATGTATAGAATTAAGACTGCTGGTTATAATCAGAAGCAGAAGACGGCAATATCAAACAACTATTTGTTGCCAAAGATCAGAGAGCAAATCAAGTTTTCAAAGGAAGACATTATTATTCCTGACGCCACAATCAATTACATTATTGATAGTCACTGTGGAAAGGAAGACGGTGTGCGCAATCTGAAGCGCTGTTTAGAGATCATTTATACTAAGTTAAACTTGTATCGACTCATGAAACCAGGTTCCAATCTGTTTGAAGAAGACATGTCATTGAAGGTTGAGTTCCCATTCACAGTCACAAAGGATATTGTGGACAAGTTGATCAAGAACAGTAAGGATCCAATGAGCAGCGCGTTGTATTCGTTGTACGCTTAAGTCCACTTTTAGAAAAAAATATAAATATATAATAGATGAGTTTTAGAAGTAAGATTGCTCAAATAAAAAAAAGAGAAATAGTTCATTCACCTAAATCCCCATCGGATTCACCGCCACATTTTTTACCGAGATCACCTTCAGAATCACCACTACATTCTCCAAAATCGCCTTCTAATTTGCCACCAATAACAAAAAGAGAACCCAAATACATATTTCTTAGTTTTTTAAGTCATGGTGGGTTTGGCAGAGCGAGCAACCCGTATAGAGCAAATAAACACGCATCTGTAAGTTTGAAAACACTTCATTCAGTGCCGAAATTAATGACATTTATGAATTGCAGTCCAGGCACTTCACTAATTGGTGAAGATGGTGGGATGGATAATGTAATATTGGCAAATTATTTTAAAGGAAGCAGTAATTTTGATATTATGGACGTTAGTGAATTTTATCATCCAAAAGCAAAAACAGATGAGCAACTATTGTCATATAATTTCTTAAACTATATGAATTCAGCATTAGATGAATTGGATATGAGACCACGTAACAGAACCGAAAAATTTAGAATTGAAAACCCCAAGGATATTGATGTATGTCGTAATAGTTTCATTTGTAATGATAAAGTCGGTATTAGTCATCGTTTTCCTAACAAATCGTTTTCTACCGATCACCCATCAACCTATACCATCCCGGGAGAAGACTGGGGAGTATTTATTTACAATAATAATTGCGGTATTGAACCAGGCACAGATATAAGTACAATAAATGAAATTAAAAGAGATGAAATCAAAGATAAGGATGATAATGTTATTGGACTTGACTTTAGTTTAGAAGATATTATTTCAGGCCTAACCAACAAATATGGACTAACAGAAGATGATTATTTATTTTTATTTGACTATTCTTGTAACAATTTTGGACCTAACAGTATTAATTTAAAAAATGACACACGTCTAATAAGGCGACTTGGGCGCAGTACTGCGTCGGATTTTGGACTTGGTTTAAAGAAGAAAAGAAGGACTGTACGTAAAACGCGGACCATACGTAAAACACGAAAAGTACATGAAAAACGTAAGAAATAAAATTTTATTCCAACATATATGTATAATGCCTGTTAGAACAAGCGCCGTATTTTATGGTAGAGGAGTGCCACAGCAATTCACTGATTTTGGGATAGTTGCTACTGGGAACTATACCGTTTTCCAACCAACAACGCCAATTATTAATTCTTCTTTTTTTCAAAAAGGCATGAGTTATATCATTTATGATAAAAAATAAAATAGAAATGTAGTATATAATGGCGTTATTTAATAGTAAACTAACAAACAGTGCAATCTTGTATAATCGTGGAGTACCACTAGATCAGCGATATTTTGTCTTGCTTACAACTCTTAATTATAGTTCACTAAGACTTTTGGCAATTCATAATAAAAGACAAGGCAGATCAGTATATTCATTATTCCAAAATTAACTTAACTACATTCAACTTAACAATTTGTAAAAAATTGAAATATAATAAATAAATATAAACATAGTATATTTATTTATATAAAAATGACTGAAACTAATAATAGTGAGATTGTGAGTGCCAAAAGCGAGGAGGAAATCTTAAATAAAATTCATAGCGCTTCCAATGAATTAATATTGTTATTAAATAAACTGAAAAGTGTTAAGGTAGAAGTTGAAGCAGCGGTTAAAGACCTTGACCACAACTATTTTATAGAAAAGTCAGATTCATTTGATAAATTCAATGACATATTCAACGACCAAGGCATAAATGATTTAATATCTGTAGTTGACAAGTTATGTGAAGATGTTAAAGAAGATCTTGAGCGCACGTGCTCAGAACACGAGTTTATCTGGGACCTCGCTGACACTGGATATGACAATTGTGTATCAATTTGTTACTGTAAAAATTGCCATTTGTCTAAGAAGGTCTAATGAATGGTTAAGAGAATATTAATAGTCCCTTAATATTCAGAATAGGGAACATTATTTCCGCCTCGACTGATTACAGTTTTGTAATTTTCTACTGTGTAGCAAGCGCAACCCATACTAGATGACGCATCGGAACCCATACTACAGCACTCTGGTTTAAACAGAATATTATCATAGAAACTCAGTTGTCCCTTTTTTACAGGAGGTTGTGTCTTAGATCTATCCCAAATAGACTTGACACCTTTGCTGGGTTTCTGACCAGGTGAATAAACGAGGGATTGTTGCGCCCAGTCCTCAGGAGGCATGTACCAGTCGGGCGAATCTGCTCCAGCAAATTGGGTGTCAGAAAAGACGCCGTTGTTGCTGTTGCTTGTAAATCCTTCTTTTTTCTTATTTGACGCCTTAGATGGTTTTTTTCCCATAGTTGCAGCGGGCGCAGCAGTAGATGTAGTACCGCCAACCATACTACCTAACGCTTGAAATCCCTCTAGAGCGCTCATTGTGCTGCAAGAACATATTGCATGTCCAAATATTACCCAAAATAATATTAAAATGATAAGCAATACTTCAATTCTAACCTTGTATGAACCAATAGAAATCTCCATTATTATACATAAATGTTAGATAATTTTATTTTTATGATAGTTAATTTATCAATTTATCAATATGGTTATTATAATCAAGAATAATTTTACCATTTGAACTAAATTTTTTATCCGTCGTCAATAAATGATATAATTTCGTTTCATATAAATTACTATTCCCTAAACTTAATTCATAATTTAGCAATTCACTCATTTCTATTTCTACAATTCCATAAACAGTGGATCCGGATAATAATATATCCCCAACTTTGATATCTTTGATTTTTTTGTTAGTATTACCAACTAAATCAACTAACATATCCTTATCAAAACCTTCATCTAAATATTTGTGAATGTTTTCACATGTTTTTATTGGTATAGAATTTAACACAGTACTCAATGTGTCGTCATAAATTTCATCCCAATCGGTAAATATTGTATCATTTAATATAATCTGTTTCGAATTTGTATTCAAACAATATAAGTAGGGTTCGTCATAATTGGATATTTCGACTGCATTTGGATGATCTCTAATGTATATCCAGTTGTTTCCATGTTTTACTAGATGCGATTCACTAACAACAACACCATTGATATTGAACATTCTTAATTCTGACGCATCTAGTTTCATTTTGGCAGTTACTTTTGTTCCATGTTCTAATACATCACCCACCTGAACATCTATCATATTTTTAATAGATCCATCGCACATTTTGACTTGAACATTTTTATCAAAACAACGTAATTTGGGTATTTTCAGCACCTTAATTCCAAAAATCATGACATAAGTTACCATTAGTACTGAAATGATTGCCGCAATCACGATATAAACTGCCGATAGACCAATTGCGGTTGGTATTGTGAAAGGCAGTATCCAACAAATGAGGATGATAATAATCATCAATAGCAAAGTTTTACCCATTATTTCAAATATAGACCCAATCAACGCTTGTAGGGCGTAATAAACTGATAATAATGTAAACACACCTGTTGCCATTACACCTTGTGTTTTCTGTAAACTATCTACAACAGCAATAAAAATATGAATTATAGGAGTTGTGATGTTTAATATTTTCCCCATAACTAGTTTGACAAATTCCGCCATATTGTCTCTAAATTTCGAAAGCATCCCACGCATTGAATCAATTGCTTCTTGGATTGCCGCAACAAGAGAAACTAATACACTAAGCATGTACATAATTGGTTGCATCGCATATCCTGTCAAATTAGTTGCCTGAGAGTTAAGACAATACTGAAAATTTTCCGAAGTATATGAACCAATTGACTGCCCTTCTGGTGCAGCAATGAATCCGGCAATAGGTATATATTGCGGTTTGCATCGGTTGTTATTCCAATCCGCATATATTTCTTGTTTTTTCTGCATAAAAAAACAATACAAGAATACTGTTAGTACAAATAGGGTTACCATTATACAGATCAATATTGATGAACCATAATTGTCAGCGAAAGTGGTTTTATCGTATATTTTATTTATATAAGTTGTCGCTGGTTTTATATTCTGGTAAAAATTGTCACTTAATGGTCTATTATCCATATAGTATAAATGGATAATAATAACAACAATTAATTTACTAATTCATTTTCAAAAATGAGTAAATTAATTTAACTTTGATTTCTATTATTTGGGCGCTTTTGGGATCTTATTTGTTAGTTCATCATCTTCCCAATCCCAGAAAATATGTTGTTCAATTGGTATTCGTCTGCTTGTAGTAATTAAACAAGAGAACCAATCTGACTTTATTTCTTCTTGAACAATTGCGTCATAATGATCTTCAACATGAATAAATTTGTCTTGTTTCTTATCATAAATAAAGTGCTTGCCAGTTACAAAGATATCTTCACCATTTACACCGCCTTTTATTTTATATAATTTATCCTTGTTGGCGTTATCAATTTTCAAAACTGCAAATATTTTGGATCCATCTTCCAATTCAGCGCCTAAAGGTAGGTCCTTCATTGGATAAATTTCACCATTCTTCAACTTGATTTTTGTTTCTGGATGAAAACAAACACCAATGGATCGCACTAATTGTCCCATTGGACCATTCCAACCACTTTGCATGGTCTTCATCGTGCCATCTAAAACAAACAACAGTGTGCCTATAATGCCTACTATTTTATTAACCATATCGAACATAGCAATAATCATGCGCTGGAATTCAATTATCATCCCATAAAAGACACCAAACACGGATTGTATAATATTTGTCAAGAAATCTCGTATTTTAGAGACTATTCCTCTGGCGTTATTTACTGCTTCATATGCATCTCCAGTCATTGATGTAATGGATGATACCATATAACTAACTGGTTGTAATAAAAATCCCATTAGACTCGTCTGTGAGTTTTGAACACAATAATTAAAATCGTCTGTTAAATTTTCTGAAAAAACCCAATAGGGTGGATTACATCTATATTCTTGCCAATTGTCCTTTATCTCCTTCGCTGATTTGAAATATACCAAGATACCTATTTGTATTATAAACGCTAAATTAACGTAGGTAAAAATTAAATAATTATTCATTGTTGGCATGGTCTATATTATTAATAAATATATTTATTTATTTGTGGCGATGGCAACGCTTTTAATGGCGACGACTCCTTTTTTTAAGATGTCTACGCTTAGTTTTGCGTCCATATTTACAATGTTGGCGCTGTGAGAATCCTTTAGGTCTGCGACAGTTAATACTCTTTTTATATTTAAGAGACCAATGTCGCCTGCGTTTTCCACCCGCCATTTTATCTCCCACACTCAACGCTTGCGCATCTACAGCATTTTGTTGAGCATCTTTAAATGCTTGTCCTAATGTTGCACCGGCGGGACCACGAATTGATGATTGTAATGGTTGTATTGTCGGTCCTCCTCCTGTTGTTAGATTCTTTAAATTAGATACTTGACTTATTTGCGCTTTCATCGCTGCTGTTGATTGGGCGCTTGGACTTGCTGAAATTCCACCTTGTACCGCTACTGTATTTGGGGGTAAGAATCCTGGACCTGGTTCTGTTTGAGACATTTTATATATTATTATTAT